GTACCAATCATACCTAAGTTTGTTGACATCGTAGTAAACGGTATATCAAACCGTATGTATGACGTTAAGGCATCTGCTCAGGACCGTCTTTCTTCTAAGAAGAGAAACGACTACCGAAGAATGGTAGAGGCTGACATGCTTGCAAAGGACTTGTTGAACCAGGTAAAGAATGACTTTGGTGTGGACGCGTTTAACGTGAATCCAGACGAGTTGCCAGAAAACAACGACGAGTTAAATCTATACATGCAGCTTAACTATAAGCCAGGTATAGAGATCGCCGAGGAGCAGGCAATTAGAACAATTCTAAATAACAATGACTACGAGGACATCAAGAAGCGAATAGACTATGACATCGCCGTTCTTGGTATTGGAATGGTCAAGCATACGTTCTGCCCAAATAGAGGCGTAAAAGTTGAGTACGTAGACCCTGCTGCCGTTGTATATTCTTATACTGACTCTCCAACCTTTGAGGACTGTTTTTACTTTGGAGAGATAAAGAGAGTTCACATATCTGAAGTCAAGAAGATGTATCCAGACCTTTCTGAGGAGGACATCGAAGAGATTAGCAACTACAGCTACACATGGTATCAGGACTACGGAGCAATACGCCCGTATATAGACAGTGTATTTGAGAAAGAGATAGTAAACCTATTGTTCTTCAATTATAAGACAGACAAGAAGTTTGTATACAAGAAAAAGTTTTTGGAGAATGGTGGAGAGAGAGTAATTAGAAGAGACGAGAGTTTTAATCCTCCACAAGAAGAGGACGCTAGATACGAGAGAGTAGAAAAGGTTATCGACGTTTGGTATAAGGGGGTAATGGTTCTTGGGACCAGCAAGTTGTTAGAGTGGGACATGATGAAGAACATGGTCCGTCCAAAGTCTGCATCACACTCTGCTATTCCAGAATATGTGTGCGTCGCTCCAAGAATGTATCGCGGAGTAATCGAGTCTTTAGTTCGTAGAATGGTTGGTTTTGCTGACCTAATTCAGTTGACACACTTAAAACTACAACAGGTAATATCTCGTATGGTTCCAGACGGTGTGTATATAGACGCTGATGGACTAAATGAGGTAGACCTTGGAAACGGATCAAACTACAATCCAGAGGAGGCTCTTAAGTTATACTTCCAGACAGGTAGTGTGATCGGTAGATCTTTTACTCAGGACGGTGAGTTTAATAATGCCAGAGTTCCTATCCAGGAGTTGGGTACCAGTTCTGGACAGTCTAAGATTGCCAGTCTTGTTAGTTCTTATAATCACTACCTTGGAATGATTCGTGACGTTACGGGGCTAAACGAGGCTAGAGATGGATCAAGCCCAGACCCTAACGCATTGGTTGGTGTACAGAAGTTGGCTGCGTTAAATTCAAACACGGCAACTAGACATATCTTAGAGGGCGGTTTATTTATTACAAGAAAGTTAGCAGAGGCGATCTCTTTGAGAATCTCAGACATACTTGAGTATTCTGACACAAGAGAGCAGTTGATATATCAGATTGGTGCTCACAACACTGAGATCTTAGAAGACATAAAGGACTTGCACCTGCATGACTTTGGTATCAAGATTGAGGTTGCTCCAGACGAAGAGGAGAAGGCTCAGATGGAAGCTAACATTCAGGTAGCTTTATCTACAGGCCAGATCACTCTTGAGGACGCAATAGACATTAGGGAGTTAAAGAATGTTAAGCTTGCCAATGAGTTGCTAAAGGTTAAGAGAAAGAGCAAGGAGAAGAAGGACATGGAGATGGAGCAGCAGAAGATGCAGATGCAGACAGAGTCCAACGTTCAATCTTCTCAGGCAGCGGCACAAGCAAAGATGCAGCAGATACAGATGGAGTCTCAGGCAAAGATGGAGTTAAAGAGAGCTGAGTCTGAGTACGACATAATGAAGATGCAGAAGGAAGCCGAGATGAAGTTAATGCTTATGGACAAGGAGTTCCAGTATCAAATGGCATTGGCACAGGCAAGTGCAGACGCACAGAAAAGTATCAGCGACGTAAAAGAAAAGGCAAAGGACGAGAGAATAAATCTACAAAGTTCTAACCAGTCAAAGCTTATAGACCAGAGAAAGAAGGACTTACCTCCGATGAACTTTGAGTCTAACGAAGACAGTTTAGATGGGTTTGAATTATCCGAGTTTGAGCCTAGATAAATATTTATATTATATTTGCAAAAAATAAAATCAAATTATGAGTGAATTTAAGGTACGTGTTCTTGACGCTGAAGAAGAAAAGAGCGTCCAGGAGTTGGAGGAACAGCTTCTAGAAGAGCACGAAGAAAAAGTGAGCGCCGAGCAAGAAAAGCAGGCGCCAAACGAAGAAAAGCAAGAAATACAGGAGCAAGCTCCGGTTATCGAGCTAAAAGAGGAAGACGTTCTTTCATTTATTAAGAATAGATACAACAAGGAGATCAATACATTCGAGGAGTTGCTTACTGAGCGAGAGGCTCAGCCAGAGTTGCCTGAGGATGTGTCTGCCTTCTTGAAGTACAAACAAGAAACGGGCCGAGGTATTCAGGACTTTATTGAATTAAATAGAGACCTTAATAACGAAGACCCACAAAAATTGCTACTCCAATTCTACAAGGAGACACAACCAGGGCTAGACGAAGAAGACATTGTCTTTGATATACAGCAACGGTTCTCTTATGACGAAATGTTGGACGATGAGACCGACGTTAGACAGAAGAAGGTAGCAATGAAAAAAGAACTTGCAAAGGCTAAAGAGCACTTTGAAAAACTGAAGGAGCAGTACAAGATTCCAGTCGAGCGGGCTGGCGTCGGTGCTTCAGAAGAAGAAAAAGAGCAATACGAAGCCTTTAAGAGTCAAGCCCAAAAAGCTAGAGAGCTACAACAAGAGCAGATCAAACGTTCTGAGTTCTTTGCGCAAAAGACAAACGAGTTGTTCGGAAATGAATTCAAAGGTTTTGAGTTCGAGATTGAAGACAAGAGGGTTGCCTTTAAGCCTGCCGATGCAGAAACGCTAAAGAAATCTCAAAGCGACGTTAGCACTTTCTTCCAGAAATTTTTGGATGATAGTGGATACGTCAAGGACGCAGCTGCTTATCATAGGGCGATAGCTGTTGCAATGAATCCAGACTCATTCGCAAAATACTTCTACGACAAAGGCAAGGCCGATGCAGTAGACGAGGTTGCGAGAGAATCAAAGAATATAGACATGAACGTTAAGCGCGTTCCAGAATCTGTAAGTAAGTCAGGACTCAAAATAACAGCCTTGGACAGTGGATCTAGCGGAAAACTGATTATAAAAAGCAAAAAATAAAAACTAAAAAAACAAAAAAATGGCTGGATCTGTATCCGCGGTGCCTGGGTTCGCGTTAACCCCCTCCGCATCTAAAACTGCGTTGCCTAGCAACTACATCACTGACTTCGATTTCTTGAATCAGTATCTTCCTGATACTTACGAGAAAGAATTCGAGCGTTACGGTAATCGTTCTATCGCTTCTTTCTTAAGAGCGGTTGGAGCTGAATTGCCTTCTAACTCTGACTTGATCAAATGGAACGAGCATGGTCGTTTGCACACTCAGTACACTGGTGTTGCTACTACTGGTGCTGTATCAAGCGGTACTCAAACTTTTGACATTGGATCTGGAACTTGCGTGTTCCGTGTAGGTCAAACTGTTATCTTGTCTTCTGCTACTGCTGCTAAGACTGTAAAAGGTATTGTTGTTGCATTGCCAGCAGCTGACCAATTCACAGTAGCTTACTACAGTGCAACTTCTCCTGGTTTCACTCACACAACTTCTGACGTCGTAGCATTCGTTTACGGTTCTGAGTTCAAGAAGGGTGCAAACGGTATGGACGGTTCTTTGGAGTCTCAACCAAACATCTTCAGCAACAAGCCAATCATCATCAAGGACAAGTACACTGTATCTGGTTCTGACATGGCTCAAATCGGATGGGTAGAAGTTTCTACTGAAAATGGTGCTACCGGCTACTTGTGGTACATCAAATCTGAGCATGAGACTCGTTTGCGTTTTGAAGACTACATGGAAATGTCAATGGTAGAAACTGAGCCAGCTGCGAGCGGTTCTGGTGCTGCTATACAAACTACTGCTACTCAAGTTGGTACTGAAGGATCTGAAGGTCTTTTCTATGCTATCGAGAACCGTGGTAACTTGTGGTCTGGTGGAAACCCATCTACTTTAGCTGACTTCGACGCTGTAATTGAGCGTTTGGACAAGCAAGGTGCTATTCAAGAGAATGCATTGTTCATCAACCGTCAATTCGGATTCGACATCGACGACATGTTGGCTAGCCAAAACAGTTATGGTACTGGTGGAACTAGCTACGGTTTGTTCGACAACGACGAAAAGATGGCATTGAACTTAGGTTTCTCTGGCTTCAAGCGTGGATACGAGTTCTACAAGACTGACTGGAAGTACTTGAACGATCCTACACTTCGTGGCGGATTATCTACTGCTGCTGGTCGTATCAACGGTGTGTTGGTTCCTGCTGGTTCTATGAACGTTTACGATCAAGTAATGGGTAAAAACGCTCGTCGTCCATTCTTGCACGTTCGTTACAGAGCTTCTGAGAACGAGAACCGTCGCTACAAGACTTGGATCGTAGGATCTGCTGGTGGTGCTTCTAACACTGACTTCGACGGAATGAATGTTCACTTCTTGTCTGAGCGTGCATTGTGCACCATGGGAGCTAACAACTTCTTCTTATTCAAAGACTAATAAATAGTCATAACTTAAAAGAAACGGGGGTCAATGGCCTCCGTTTTTTTTGTTTATATTTGCACTGTTAAATAATTATAATAAAATGAAACATAACTTAAAGGACAGAATCTACTATCTGAAGGATGGTAGCGAGCCAATCTCATTTGTGCTTCAGTCTAGAAGCGGACGTAGAACACCACTGCTTTATTTTGATGAGGAAACAGGACGTAACAGAGCGTTGCGTTATGCCAGAAACCAGAAGTCTCCATTCGAGGACGAGCAAGACGAGAATGCTATTGTAGAGCCAATTGTATTTGAGGACGGAACTCTTAAGGTTGACAAGACCAATGTAGTTCTTCAGAAGTTTTTAGAATGTCATCCTGGATACGGAACTATCTTTATTGAGTTTGACCCAGACAAGGATGCGGAGCAAGACATTGAGGACTTGAACTACGAGGTAGACGCATTGATTTCTGCTAGAGAGATGGGAATCGAGAAGTGCGAAGAGATCTTGAGGGATATTATTGGTAACAGAGTAGACACGATGACTTCTAAGGAGGTTCGTAGAGACATCTTGGTATATGCCAGAACAAACCCATACGACTTCTTGACTCTTGC